CTTTCATAGTAATCTCTATTGTACTTAGGGTCTGGTAAATCATCCCAAATATGGTAAAAGAATAAAGGTACTGATTGTCTAATTTCATGCTCAATCTCATATAACCAAATCCAATATCTTGGGTCAGTAAAGTGTAAGATAGCGTCTGGTTTTTCAATCATTAATAATTGACGAATTACATCTGCATTACCATAACCATCAAATGGATATATTTTAACACTTGCATCTTTTACACCTGTTTCTTCTCTAACACTATCGTTTAAATCTAAAACTTTACCTGCTTCGGGATGTTTGATTGCTGCTCCTAATTGAACCCAATCGTATTTATCAACAGTCCCCATAACTAATTGTTTGGAAACATTGGCAATACCACTTGCCATTCTTAAATCATCTGATAATAACAAAATCTTCTTTTTTGCCATAACTTTTAAAATATATATTGTTTAATTTAAATTTTTTAATCCTCTATCACACAATCCTCTGTCAAAAAACTCACACCATTCACATAGTTTAGTTGCGTTTTTTGGAAACTCTATATCCGTTCTATAATTACCCTCTTTGTCAAATACACTCTCTACAAAGTCCGTAAAACCTTTCCAGGCTTTATTCACCGATACCTTACCATTTGCAGGTATATGTTTACTAATTCTATGTGTTGGTATATCTTCTCTTACTTCTACTTTTCTTTTCAATATGATAAATTCAACATCAATCACATCTTCGGAAATACCAATCAATTCAGCATAGAACTTTTTATATAATAGGATTTGTGCACTTTTAACTGGGTCTGATTTTTGATATTTACTCCAACCTCTTGTAGAAGTTTTAAAGTCAATGATTCTATATCTACCTGTAAAAGTATCTCTGATAATCAAATCTATGAAACCCATAAAGTTTACATTCTCTGAAATCTTTGTGTTTATAGGTTGTTCAATTGCTACCAACTCATCGTGTTTTAACGAAAAGAATTTGTTAAAGTTTTTGGGTTTTTGAAACCAATCTAATAAGACATTTCCATCTTCTAAAAACTCCACCATTTCTTCTTTGGTGCATATTGTAGTATTTCCTATTTCACCTTCGGTTTCTTTAAGATATGCATCTCTCATTCTTTCTTTTAGATACTCCTTTAAATCAATCATTTTGTCAGCTTGTGACTTTGATATTCTTAAACACTTCTCCAAATAATTCTGGAGTGTCTCATGCATTGCAGTTCCAAAGATTGAATGTATGTTAGAAGAGTTTTCTCCTAACTTATCTATGTATGCTAATTTGTATTGATGTGGACAACTATGCCACATACTATATTGTGAAAATGATACTCTTGCCATAATATATCCAATATACACTAAATTAATGATTTTACCAAATTATTTGTTGGTAAATTTTTAGTATCGGACATTTCTATTGGTAATTTTAAAAATGAATTTCTAAGATTATCCAATTTATCATTATATTCTTTTACATATTCTGGAGTAGCATTTGGTATAGTATCCATAAATGCCAACATTGCGTTTAATTCTCCTTTTGTTTTTTTGGATTTAATTCTTTTCATATTTTCTTTAAATAATTTTCTAACACTTTCTTTTGCTGCAGGTGTTAAATTATTTAATGATGAATGTGCGGGTTGCCAAGCATAATAAAAATCAATATTATCTGTGGTTTTAATAAATTTGTTTTCTTTCATAAATTTAATAAAATCAAATATATGATGTACATTCCAAATGGTTGTTGTAAATTGAAAATTATAATGTAATTCGTTTGTAGACTTTTTATCACCTAACTTTGCACCATATGGTATAAAAAAATTTCTAACTTTATGCATAATATCTACGAATATATCATGGTTCCAACCCGTTCTTTGATATTCACCTATTTCACCAATTCCATCACATGATATTGATAAGAATACTTTTTTAAAGCCTTTCCACATTTCAACTAAATCCGTTTCTTCAAATTTAGTTATTGATAAATTAGTATTATAATGTATTCTTAGTTGTCTACAATCATTGTATTCATCTATTGGCATATTATTATATAACCATCTTAAAATTTTAAAATGGCCTGGCATAATTAATGGTTCTCCTCCTGCAAAATATATACTTTTTATTCCTTTGAGATGTGGTATTAATTCATCAACAATATTATCCCTAATACTAATAACTCTTTCTCTACCTTTCATAAATTCAGGTTCCATAATTTTTGCATCATCATACCAATGTGATGACGAATCATGTCCACACATTCTACATTTGAAATTACATAAATTTGTAAATCTAATATCAATGTGTTGAAATTGTGATTCTACTGAATAATCATCATTTACTTCTGGATGATGCCACAACTCATTTGAATTATAAAATTGTCTAACACTTGATTCACCTTCATCTTCTTTTTTATAACAAACTTCACAAACTTTATTTCTTTTACCAGTCATCATATCTTTTCGAAGTTCTTTCATTTTATCCGAATTGAATATTTCTTCTACTGACATATCATTCAAATTCATTATCGGTTGAAACTCTTCTGCAATTCCACATGGCTTTGTTTGTCCATCTGCTAATGAACATAGATGCATGAATGGAAATATACAATAAGTTTTTGATGGTAATTCTTTCACTTATATTTTTAATTTAAGTTTTGTAATTTGTTTTTTGTCTATACCATATTTTTCACAAACATATTTTACATATTCTCTACCTTCCCTTGAAGCGTAAAGAACTTCTAAATATTCTATTGATTGGTTTTCTGAACAATCATATTCTTTTTTTAATAAATCTATTATAAATTGTTCGTATTTATCTTCGGATTTGCCTTTAACATATTTTAAAAAATATTTACCTTTTGGTATAACACTAATATACAACTTATACATTTCTTTTGGAGACAAAGTTTGACTCAAAGGAAGTAAAGTTGCAATTAGTTCAACCCATTCAGGCTTCATAGAAAGAAAACGATTAACCATAAAATTACTCCATGATTTTAAATCTTCTTCCGTCAATTTATCAAAATAATTTGGGTCTTGTTCAGTAGTTATTGCATTAAGATGGTCAAATAACTTTTTAACTGCCATTATTCTACAATTTTAGTTTCTTGTAATTCTTGTGGTAATAACTCTTGTAAAGGTTTTCCACATTTTGCACAAAGATATAATTCAATAGGCATAACCGAATCTTTTGGTGCACCTGTTAATAATCTACTAATCTTTTTAAATCTATATCCTGGCATAAATACCTTTCCACCACATTCACAATCCATATCTCTTGCATCGTTTAAATTAAAATTTGGTGGTAATTGTTGTTGTTGCTCTTGCATAATTTTTATTTTATAATGTTTAATATTTGTATAATCGTACTCATAAATACAATTTCTTTATCTACTACCAATGCATCTTTTGATAATCCATCTGCAATAGTCAAAATTGTATTTGCTACATTTCCACTTGCATACTCATCCACTTTGTCGTATAACATTGTATACATTTCTGAGTAATCATTTAATTTGTTGTCTGCTACTGCTTGTCTAATTTTCATAAACATATTTCTCTTATCGTCATTTGCTTTCAATAATTCAATAAGTTTATTTGCAAAGTTTGCTTCAATCATTACTTTATGGTCTACTTTCAATTCACCTTTTGCAGATTGTAATTGACAAGTATTAAGTATTCTTCTAATATCTGGGTAATATGAATTAATCACATCTGCCATATTTTTTGGTTCATACTTAATCTTTTCAGCATCTAATATCTTTGCTACCTGAACTGCTACATCCTTTTTAGTTGGAGGGGTGATTGCGAAAGATTGACATCTACTTTGAATAGGGTCAATGATTTTTTCAATATAGTTACAGGTTAAGATAAAACGACAATGTTTACTAAATGTTTCCATTAAGTTTCTCAAAATCGCTTGTGCTCCCGGTGTCATATAATCAAACTCATCTAAGATGATTACTTTAAAACCTGCAAATCCAACTGAAGATGCGAAATTCTTAACTTTTGTTCTAACGGTATCCACATTGTTTTCATCCGATGCGTTAATAATCATAAAGTCACATTTGATTGTGTTTACGATTAGTTTAGCAAGTGTAGTCTTACCAGTACCCGCTTTTCCGTATAACAACAAATGTGGTATGTCGTTTGTATCTAAGTATTGCTGAATTGTTTCTTTGATGGTTTCATTACCAACATAGTCAGCAAGAGTTTGTGGGCGGTATTTCTCCACCCACAAGCTATGTTCTTTTTTACTATTTTCGTTTGCGAAAAAACTCATATTATTTTCCAGTTGAACCGAATCCGCCTTCGCCTCTTTCGGTGTTATTTAATTCTTGTACTTCTTCAAACTCAATTGGTGGATATGGGATAATTATAATTTGTGCAATTCTATCACCCACTCCATATAAAATTTGGCCATCTTTAGATAAAGATTTTTGATTAAAAGTTGC